GATTGTAATCACTTCTTTCATATTACCAATATAATCTTCATATGTTAAGAAAAGATCATGCTCATCATGAGTCATCTTAGATGTCCAGCCCAATAGCTTAGGCACAGGTATAATCATACCATGATCTATAAAGATCTTTCTAGAAACCCACTTTGCAAACTTATATGTCCTACTACGTTCCATAGATCTATATATAATCTTCAGCTTAATGTCTGTATTATTAGCTTTAGATATATACCAATCAAATGGATTGAGCACATACGCATCATCAATAAATGATGTCTTACCTGAACCAGTTAAGCCACCCACCAATGTGTACATAGACTTACGGATACCAATGTATCTGTTCAATCTATCAAATCCCATAGGAATACCGTTATTCCTACCATCAAGTCCATTCTGAACTTCTTTTGCCAAATCTTGAAAACTCATATATCTGTCCCTCCTACTGGTTTAGTTGATTCTTTAATTATTATTCCCTCTCTAACCAGCTCAATGAATGGTTCAAAGCTACGTTGTGTGAGATATGTCAAACTGTTCTGCATGTATTTAAGCTTGTTATCATTATTCTTTACAGAGTTTTCTTTCTTCTGTAAGATATCAAACTCCAATGCTGCTATTAGATCATCAGCTGTATATTCTCCTTCTGATAAAATAGCATTAAATTTAAGCTTACAGTTTTCTACATCTCTACGTAATGCTCTAGTACCTGCAAATGTTTTACCTGCATGTTTGAATGTATCAGTGCCTGGAAATGCTTTCCACCATCTCTCAAAATCTTCAGATGCTGGTTTCTTCTTGATAATCTTATCATCAGGCGCATTCTCTTTAAGAAACTTCAATACATTCTTACCTGTTAGGGTTAATTTGTTCTCTCCAGATACTAGTCCTTTACGATATACGCCTTGACATATGATTTCCATCTTAGCATCACCTTGACACATATCTTTGATATCATGGCCTTCCTCCACTAATTTGAGGAGAAAGACCATGTCAAGGGTGAATCCAGATTTAAGAAGTTCTTTGAAATGATAAAGTGTCAATTTTACGTTCATAATTTCTAATTATTCTAAGATCTATTTTGTGAATTAAACTTTCAGGAATACATACATTAATCTTAGCTCTCTCTTGTAAAGATTCTAACACTTTTATATCAAATTTATCGCTCATAAAAGCTTCAATCTGAGCTTTACCAGGGTCATTTAGTGAGCGATAAAATAGTTCCTTCTCTTCTTGCAAATATACTAAATCCTTGAGAAATTCTCTCTCATAATCCTCGATATGTATCATGATTTATCGTTATAACGTTCGTATTCTCTAAACTTTGGGTCTAAGGTACGTCCTTCATTATCCCAATATTGATCACAATAAAAGGTTCCTTCTTTACGAGGTGATTCAGAAAAGACAACTTGTCTAAACTGATTAAACGGTGCTGTATGTCTGTAGCACTTAAACTTCATAGGACATTGCATATCCATACACATTTGTATATCAGCCATTGCTTTGTTGTTTAATTAATAACATAATCTCTCTTGTTAATTCACCTGATGTTTTAGTGCCATCAAGATTCCAACGTATAATAGCTGCTTCTATAGCACTATATAATTCATCTTCAGCCATTGTCTTGTTGTTTAGCTAGTTCTATAAGTTTGTCTATTGCTGCATTCTCTGCTTCTTCGTAGGTAGAATATAAGTCATTATTATATTGAAAATCAGTATCGTCTGAATTGTCAATGATTTTAAAATCAAAGAATAATTCATCATCTTTAAACTCACTAATTCTATATACTTCAATTTGTTGATATAACCCATAATTCTCCCTAAACCACCTAAATACTTGTTGTTTAAGTGGAGCAAGATTAGTCATTGGTGAAGTATAATTATAAAACTTCTCATATTCAAACCCTAATTCCTTTAAGGCTAATGCTTGCTCGTATGTTACAAATTCTTTATCCATTGTCTTTGCCATAAGTTTCGTTGTAATATTCTTCTGACTCATCACTTAAAATTTCAGACCAATTTCCTTGATATGCTTTCTTTATCTGCTCTTTTTCTATTTCTTTAGCTTTATTGTATACCATCTCTAGATAGTCAAACAAGTTATCAGGCAGGAATGATTTACTTTCCTTTATTTCTTGAAATAGAATGTCTACTGCTGTTTGTTTCTTTTCCATATTAACAAGCGGCCATGCCAAAGAATATATACGTCCCTTCTCTTTCTTGTGTAGAGCTCTTGTATTTAATACAAGCTACATTAGCATCTTGATTAATAAGAATCTTCTCCATACGTACAAACGTAGTGTTCTGTGATTTCTCTGTATACTCACGAGCATATTTAACAGCATCAGTCTTAGTTTTGAATGACTTCAACTGTTTGTCTTCCCATCCTGTGTACACATTGTAACGAAGTTCCCATTTACTGGTGCCTTTAACAACTGTGTGTTCAACAATAGATTTAATCTTGTTAATGTTCTTAACAGGCGCTTGTTCTTCAATAACATAACAATCACGCTTACCTGCGTTATGTAACATGTTATCAATGAACTGTCTTCTTTCTTTATTACTTTTATGAAAGGTAACAGTTACATCTTTAAAACTAGATGTTGTACTGATTGTACCATTGTAAGCATCTCTACCATGCTCTGATTCTGCTTCTTGTACAGCATGTGTGTACGCTTCGCTAGCACTCATTCCTCTTTGTCTTGTGATAAAAGCGTCTGCTCCCATGTTTTTTGTGATTTAAAATGTGTGAAAATTATAATAACGTGTTGTGTTAAAATTATAATATGTAAACAAAATTATTTACAATGCAAAAAGCCCCTTAGATTTCTCCAAGAGGCTTTGCACTAAAATCTTTAACTTAGAATTACTTCAAAGTCTCAAGAGTTTCATTGAATGCACATAAATCAATGATTTTTTCATCTACAAGTACAGCAGTACCTGCATTATCTCCAGCTTGTGATGCTCCGTTCTGAGATAATTCTTTAATTGAAGCTTGCTCTATCCACGTTCTTGTGTAAGATCCATCTTCATTTTTTGTTGTTAATTTTACAAAGTTACCCATGATATATTTTTGTTTAAAAGTTTCGTAAATATACAAATACTATTCCTAAAACAATAACATTACTAACATTTTTAGGAATTTTCTCAATATGCGCCTATTATTTTCGAATTGCGCCTAGTTTTGTAACAAAAGTTGTTAAATTATGTTACACAATTCGACAATAATTCGAATTATAGTGGAAAATTTTACATGATAATGTGCATTATAATTGACAATTTCATGCATAAATGTAAACTACAGGTAACATTATGGGAAAAAGTGCAATATTATACCCTTTCGTATAATTATAACTAACACTTAGTGTTAATCATAATATCCTACAAAGAACTTCTTAATCTTCTGCCAGAATGTAGGCTGTTGATTTTTAAGCAACTGTGCTTCAGGTGGTATAGTTGTATGAATGTGTGTTGTATCAAAGAACTCTTCTCCTTCCCATTCATCATGTATACGTAAGCCAAGATTAAGCTCAAACATACCTAACGTCATCTCTGCTCTTCCCTTATTACATTTAAATGTTTTCTTAATAAGTGGAATAGCTAGCTTACGCCATGCTTCTGTTTGTTCTGTTGTCAATGTATACACTCTCCAGAATTCTGGTGTATTCACTGCGTCATCATAGGTGAGTCCTATCATTTCCATTTGCATAGAGACCAACTTCCTATTGATCTCTTCTCTTTGTTTTTCTGTTCCTGCCATATTATTTTAATAGTTTATGCCACCATTTAGTGACAGCTTTTGCAGCTTCTACAGGTGCTTGTATTATAGATAATTGTTTCTCTAAAGTTGCAATACGTTGTGTATAATTAGTTTCACGTTCTTCACCTCGTTTTTTCATTAAAGATAAATGTTTTTGCATCTTACTAAGCAATTCGTCTTTATCAACTATTTGACCACTCATTTGACTAATGTCCATGGCACGTGTTCCTACAGTAAGAAAAACCATCTTTTCTTCTTTGAGCTGATTATATGCTTCTCTAGCTATTTCAGCATCTAATGATAGCATTTTATACTCATACATTGACATTGTGATTGTTTTTTCTACCATAACGTTAGTTGGTTTGCGATGATTACAGGTCTTCTCTTACCATTATAATCAATCTTGTTAATAATTCTTTCTGCTCTTTCTATATAATAAGAATGATTAATATTATCTAGAGGATGATCTTTCTTGAGGTGATTACACACTGTCATCACCCACTCACCAGCTTCCACTTGTGATACAGATGCAGCGCCAGACATAGAGTCTACATTCTTAACCTTTAAGAGCTTTTCTCCTGTATTAGAGATATAAAACCTAATAAGTTTATTGTAGACAGTCGTCTTACCATCAGCTTTTCCTTCGAAATGGAAATCTTTGTTAGCTCTTTGACGCATACCGAAATCATATATATTTCCATGATTAACAATAGTGTCAGCAACAGGAATACTATTAATAAAATATTGTTCAAGCGCAATAGGAATAACCCTACCAGACTTATTCTTGTGCAACTCAAAATCAGTAAGAAAATCACCCTTCTTTTTGACTTCTCCATTTGTTTTAACTGCAAGGTAATCGTTGACAGTTGAAAAGATAATTCTACTGTAATCGGTTCGTTCAAGCTCATATTCTGTTAACTTTTGCCACCATTCATTAATTTCATTCATCTTATCTAGATGAGTTTTCTTTATCCTAATCGTTACACCATCTGTATTAGCTGATATAACATGTATATCTGCTAGTTCATACGCTTCAATAAGCATAAGCAAGCTAAGCTCTCCAGTGATAGTAGTAAACATAGTAAGTTGTCTGTCATAGATCCAGTTCTGCATGTCAGAAGACTTACCGTATACAGAATTGACAGCAAGCTTAAGAGCCCCAACAATACCTGCAATGCGTTTGTCCTTTTTAGCTTGTGGCTTAAGTTCAAGACGCCTCTCAAACATACGCTTATAACCGTTAAGAAAACCTCTACTAAGATGCTGAGGATATTTACCATTATTGATAATAATAGCAGGATAATAACTGCTAACATCCCAATCAATGATTTCATAATCTTCATCAGCTTCAAATACTTCAGGTTTGTTTTCCGTGTGTAAGCCACCCTTAGCAAACGTATAAGTGTTGCCATAAAATGTTATACTTTCTTTAAAATCATCATTAAGTCCCAATACTAACGCTTTCATTCTTTTGAGAAACTCTTTTAGCTGTGGCGTTGTAAAAGTTACATACGTTCCTATACATTGTTTCACTTTAATCTCCTTACGAAAGAATCCTTTCTTTGGTAGATTTTCATACGTTGTGTGTGTCTCCTCACAATAATACTTCTTAATCATCTCATCACCAATCTTAGAATCAGAATAGTTAAGACAAGGAATGTTAAACTCTTCCTGGATGTCAAGTCTCAATTGTATTTGATCTTGACCTTCGTATAATGGATGTGTAGTGTTACCTCTTAGTACTTTGTAAAATTCATAAGTGGCATATACATCATTCTTACAATAGCCACGAGTTATTTGAATCTCTTCTTGTGTCATATCCACTTTTGTATGGTGAATAGGCATCTCTTCGATGTTCTCCAAATCCATCTCAAACTCAAGTCTCTTTAGACTAACCATTCGATTTTTATTGTCGTAATGGGCTACTTTGAATAAATCTATTTGCTTCATAGACAAATCTATTTCTCTATATTCAGGCCATACATCAAAGTTAGCATCATGTATTACATCTTGAGCTTTCTGTGCTATTTTAGCACATATCTCTAGTCCGTCTAACTGGTGCCATTGTTCGTAGTTACGAATAACCCATTCTACCACTTGACTGTCAAATCTTAAATTATTGTATCCCACCCAATAATAATCAGGGTGTTGTTCTATGAATTTAACAAATGCGTCAAGATTGTTGTGCCATCTACTCACCATGAATTCATGTTGTTCATGTAATTCTGGATCAAGTATGTTAATAAGAAACAACTCTTGCATCGTTTCAATGTCAAAAATCAACACCTTTAGATTATTTTCCATCTTTTATTATCTCTATTAAATCTTTCATTGTTAATGCAAATAAGCATTCATATTTATCCCCATTCCAATAATCAAGATAACTCTCTCTTGGAATAGCCCACCACAACTCTTCATGATGATTATAGTGGAATACATAGTTATATATTTCTGTCATTTCTTTGTTTTTGTTTATCAATTACCCATATGGCTACTCTCATTATTCTAATAACAATGTTATAAACAAAGTCTTCTAACCAAATGATTATTTTACTTCTTTGATAGGATTTCATTGTTCAAGTGCTGTCCTGGTTCTATTAGTTTTGATCTCACGTAGGTTGTATTTCTCAAGATAGTGTCTCTTGTTGCGCTCATGTTCTAGCACAAGCTCATTGTTAATAGATTTATAAACAGAGACAATGCCTCTAATCACACTTGGTGATTCTATTTCTGGTGCTTTGTTGTTCATAGTTTGATTAATTATAGCAGACACCATCACGATGCCTGCAAATGTTAAAACATAAAAAATTGGATGTAGTTTAATCTTCATCGTCTCCATAATAATCCATTGGATCTATTGCTTCATATATATCATCAAGAGTTATCCAATCAGGCACTTCCATCTTGTTAACATATTCACCACAATATGTGATTAGTTTAGTATCCTCAATGACCACATCATCATCGCCTGGCTGTTCTAATGTAGCTTGTGATGTATGATGAGCCCATTTAATTTCTACACTACAATATACATCATCCTGTGTTGGATGATAGAAGTCTGCGTGCGTTCTTCCTCTTGTTGTGCTCATAGTAGTGATAAAAATATTAATACTATAATAATTACTAAATATGACCAAAATATAATCTCAAATGATAACTCATGTGATGATTCTTTTTTTCCTTGATCTCTCATTGTTCAGATTTATTTAAAATTAATCTACCATGTGATGTGTATCTACGTTTTTCCATATTATCAATATAGATATCCTCGCTTGTAACGATTCCAAAAGCTTCATATTTAATTGTACTAGCATGCATCTCAGACTTTCCTTCTATTCTAACTGTAGTTACATACAAAAATACAAATAATATAAAACTTATAATCATTACGATTAGAGTTGTGATCAATAACCACAACTCTAATTTGTTTCGTAACTGTTCAGATATCATTAGTCTAACACCTTAGATGCTAAACTACGTTCTGCTTGATCTTCAGGATTCTTACGAGCACGTTCCTGTGCTACAGCAATCTCCACTTCTGTAAACAGATAAGGAGCATAATTACTACTGTTCTTCAATACTACAGCATAATACTCATTATTAGCTGTTTTCTTCTTGTTCTGGTTCTTAACATGAACAAGGTTACCCACTCTAGTTTTAATAGACATATAATTATTGGTTTAAAAATAAATTGTTAATGATTTCTTTTGTAACACTACACGTTTAACATGTTTAAAGTCAAAACTTGTACCTTCTGGTACATCAATACCAATGTTTTTTGGCAATTTTACTTTCTCAACAATAATCTTTGCAGGTTTTTGAATCTTATCTCTCACTGGTCTCACTATACCTTTAGCAAGAGTGTGTAGTTTCATAGATACACCAATCATTCCACGGTTATACTTAACTGCAAACTCTCGTGCTAATGATGCTACTGATGTATTTGATGTTGAAAGAGCATGAATCATATCTCCAAGCTCAGTTTGTGAATAAAAATAATTCTTTTCCATTTTACTAATTGATTTTTGCAATAGTACACATTGGTGATGTGTCATAATATTGCGTGAATAAATATTTTCCTTTAGTTGTGATGTATTCAGTATGAACTATAGGTGATGTAATATCTGTACGTGATATAATTGATTCATTTCTTGAATCAAAGAATATCTTTGTAGTGGTATCTAATCCTCCTTTTATTCTTATACTAAATGTCATCATGAAGTTATTTTGAAACTTCCTAATATGTGGTGTTAAATGATTTACAGATCTACAGAAATCAAGATCGTACAATGTATCATCTCTATCTGCATCTGCAGTTAATATATCACCATATATCATATGAACAGGCGTTTTGAGATTAAACACCTGAGACATAAATGTTTGAGAATCATTTTCATAAATCTCAAATTGTTTACATCCCTCTGATGCTAATCTATCAATGTATTGATTAATGTCTGGACCTGCTAGTCCCACAACATGCTCAAATTTAAACTTAGCTAGAAAGAAATCTCTTACCTTTTGCTTTTGTGTTGCATTTAAATACGTATACTTTAACATTGCTTTCTAGTTTATTATTTCTTCATCATCATCGTCATCATAGTCTTGATCATATGATAATAAATAATCTACATCACATATTATTACCTTCTTATCCTCATCTAGTATAGCCTTGTCATCTCCCATATATAATGCTACATATCCATGATCGTTTAAGGATATATAGTTCATCATATTAACATCCATTTGATACTCATCATTGAAGTATTCTATCCAATCAATTTGATCAGGATATGCAACAACAACTTCAGGAGTATCTGGATTGGAATCAACCGCTTGTACTAAATAGGGTTTAACAGGAAAGCCATTCTCAAGTATATATGTTTCAATATCACGTGGAATGGTTTCAAGAGCATGCAAATGTAAATACTCATAATCATTTACATTTGCTATAACAGCAAACAACATACCTTTCTCTAATGGTCCAGGCTCGTAGTGTCTGTATACTAATTTGACTGCTGTGTAGTACATTCTTCGATTAGTTTTTCGGCCTTAAATATAGCAATATCTGCTTGAACTAACAAAATAATAGTTTGTAATTCTACATCATCTATTGATTCTACATTAATAGTGACAGTATTATTAGCATATCCATCTTTCTCAAACAATGATACATTCACTGTTTTAGGCCAATTAGAAAACTCCAGGCTACAATATTCATGTACTGAATGTAAGTGTATACGCACTCTATTTGATATGCGTAAATTAATACCAACAGAATTACCTTCTTCATTTATATCTTGTGAAAGATTTAATGATATTATATAATCACGTAAGTCTTTAGCTATTTGTAATAGCTCAATCGATTGTTGTCTCATGTTTATACATGTTTAAAAGGTGAATAATTACTCGAAAAAATCTATTTTACCAGGAGTACCAGTTAATCTCTTGTACATCACTTGTGTTTTAACAATGGTAATTGCCGAATTATATGCGGTAATTGCAGCTAGTGCAGTTTTTAAATCTGCTGTTTTGTCAAAATTGGTCTTTAATGAATCTCCCATATCTTGAAGGACCAAACGAACAGACTTAGAACGATCTGTTTTAGTAACTACAATTAAGCCTTGTGCTATTGTAGCTATTTCTTCTTTTTTTACTGTCTTTGCCATTTCTATGTATTTATTGGTTTAAATTCTTTACTTCTTTAATTTTACGTTGAATCTTAATCTTTTCTCTGAATATATGAAAGATGTCTTCAGGAATATCCTTTTTATGAATAGGAACATGTCGACGTATAACCATTGCAAGATAATTATCAGTTAATCCTTCAGAATCTCTTTTGTAGTATTTAATACGATAAGGTCTTTCTTTTTTGCTATTACATGCTTTGCACGAATGTCCCATATGTCCTTTACTATTTACTGAGAACTGTTCAACAGAAAGATTTTCATTACATACATAACATTGCTTTAAGCCATCAATAATAGGATGAGCAACAAATGTTTTTGGAACCATGCCTTTAGCTCTTCTGTATTGTAGGTTTTCTTTTAGATCACATTCTATACAATGTCCTAGTATACCTAATTTGTTTCTAGGACTTTTTCTATACTGATCAACTAATTTTACTTGATTACATCTAACGCATTGTCTATGACCATCAATGATAGGATAACATTTCTTAGGCTGTACACCTTTTAATCTCCTCGCGTTTATAAAATAAACACGCATACAATCTTTACAGTGGTGTCGATTATTTGAATACTCACTAATTGGCTTTGTAACATTACATTTACCGCATAGTTTCATGTCATCAATTACAGGATAATACTTCTTAGGCTGTATTCCTTTTAGTCTAGCTCTTTCTACTTGCTTTTTATTAGTACATTCTTTACAGTGAGCAGATGGTGAAGGTAATCCATCCTTATTCTTTCTTAAAACATAGTCAGATAAAGGTTTTACTACATGACACGTACTACATTCACTGTGACCATCAATAACTAGACGTCTTTTCATAGGTTGTACTCCTTTTAGCCTAGCTTTTACTACCAAACTTTTTTTCATACATATCTTACATAATCTATCATATGTAATCTTTCCACTTGGATTCACTGCCTTCCAATATTCAGAAACTGGTTTTATAGTATGACAGTCAGCACACTCTTTATGTCCATCAGTAACTGGATACTCATTACGAGGTTTCATTCCTGCAGCTCTATTTCTTTTTATTTGATATTCAGCTCTGCATTTCTTACAGTCTGAAGTAAGAAGATATAAACCACTAGCACTCTTCCATTTACCAAATTCAGAAACTTGCTTTGTAATATGACATTTGTTACATTCTTTGTGATTGTTAATAACTGGATAAGCTGGCTTCATAGTATTGTTATTTAATAAATGAATAATAAAAGAGCTCAAGGACAATGTCCAAGAGCTCTATGCATTCAACCTTTTAACCTAAATCAATAGTGTTAATAGCCCCCCATTAATTGTTTGAGAATGCTAATTTTAATCTTTACCATCACATAGTTATTGGCATAAGCGTAGTCATGCATCACTAATGGATAGGTTTTACACCAACATAAATATTGTTGTAAGGAAACGTTAAATGTTTTCATCTTATTGATGATTTAGAATGTGTGGATAATTTATGTATTAGTGGTGGTTTTTATTTCTTTCAATGATTGCTATTGCAATACATATCATAGATATACACAATGATACAAGAGCAATGTCATAATATGGAAAGCTCATCATCCATATAAAATTAATAAATGCTAGCACTCCCACTAGCATAGGAAATATATAATTTAATCTCTCCATGTTATTTATTTTTTGGACGTACTATAACTTGTATATTATATGAATTACCATGATTCAATGCCTGTAATGATTCTTTTGATAAATGTTCATTTCTAAAAGAATGTATTTCTTTTGATTTAGCTTTTCTATAAGCTGTAAGTAAAGCTTGACTGTGTTGTTTACCATTAATTCTATTAGCAGTCATTTTATTAAACAGCTGTTGTTTAGTTAAATCATTATAAGAAAATCTTCTTATACTTTTATAATAATCAGGATCTTTACCTGGCTTATCAATAAGCTTAAAGTTATCATATGTATTAGCAAAATCATCAAGTATTTCATCTATAAATGATATCTTCTCAAGATTATAATAAGCCCATAACAAATATATCTTGTTAGTGATTATTATATTTGAAACAGTGTATCCATCATATTTACCATATGTCCACATACTCTTGTGTGCTAGCTTTCTTAGTTTGACAACGTCCATAATGCTATATATTTATACAAAAAAGAGAGACTAAACGTCTCCCCTTTCTGCGTGTGACAATAAATAAATAAATACACAACCAATAATACCAAAGAACATAAATGCTAAATGCACATCCATATCAAATGGTTCTGTCATTATCTTATACACTAATGCATATAATATAATTATGACACAACAAAGAGCATAAATACAACTACGCATTAATACACGTCGTTGATGATTAATAGCTCTTTTAGCTAAACCACTATAGTATAAATGATTGTCTCTATTAGGTATAGCTTCGCTTGTTACCTTGATGTGACCATTGTATTTATCTTTAGTGTAATATGCCCAATCTTTATCTTGATATGAGCCCATATGTAAACCATCTTGGTTGTACACAGTGTAATAGTTTAAATCTTTCATTTGAATATTATTTAAAAGGTTTGAAAATACAATGTAAAATAAACTTCTACATACATTCTAAGTCGAACTATCTTCGAAAATAGTCATTAACGTCTGTGAGCATGATGTAGTTTTCAATGGTTATTTAAGCCATCTAGTTATCCCCTCTGCATTCAATTGTAATCACTCTATGACAACATCTAAACCAGAGCCTAAGGGCTAGGTCAAATAGGTACTCAATTTTATATGAGCCCAAACAGATGTGTAGAATACTTTCAATCTTTGTTACAATTGCTATCCCTTGGGAAGATAGTTATGATGCATTAATCTTTCTGATAACCCACAGAAATATAGAAGGGATTCTCTACAACCATAGAGAACTAATACGATTTAAGTAATGGAAAGTTTTCCCACTCCCATTCTTTAACACCATTATAATCCACATGATATGGAACTTTAATAGTATTAGAATAAAGACTGATGACAATAATTCTGTCACCTTTCTCTAACATCTTTTCAAGATAGTCTAATGGCCAATGACCATCAATATTTGAAGATGTCTGTCTAGTCTTATTATGTATAATATACATTTCTTTATTGTTTAAAAGGTTGAAAAAAAATAGTAGAGTTTCACTTCGCATTATATCTCTACTGAAGCCCGCTTCTAGGCTTTATTCATCTCACATATGTATAATATAACCCAAACGTGCATTGTGATTCATACAGTTGACGATTATATATATTCTGTGAGATGTGTAATGTTGTAATCTAGATCTAAGAACACCAACTAGTGACATTATACAGTTTTATAGGTGTTATTTCATTACAACAATATCATTTGATCCATAGATGTAATGTATTCATAACCATTAGCATTAATAGTTATATGTCCATCATCACCAATAGATATAATATGACAGAACACACAATGTTCTAAGTTAAAGAATCCTATCATGTCTTTATTGTTTAAAAGGTTGTTATTGCTATATAATTTAATGAACAATGATAATGAACACATCTGATTTAGTGTTATTATCACCATACTGTTCACGCGTCCACTCTTTTACACCCACTTAATCAAACAAACTAATGCTATTTTACCATAAAAGTTAACTTTCTCCTAATAGACAATGTTAATATTGCATTAGTTTCATGAACATGTGGAGTATTACGCCA